GTCCGCGCTGCAGAACGCGGTCGGGCGGGGGACTGCGACGGCGTAGCGACCCTCTGCCAGGATCGCAACGAGGTTGCGGACGAAGAAGTCGGAGTGGCTGTCCGTGGCGATGACCTGCACGCCGCTGCGCACGTAGAGGATCGCCTCGTTCCACTTGCCGACGGTGGCGAAGCCTGCGGGCTGCAGCGGGTCCTGCAGGATCGGCACTCCCCAGACCGTCTCGACCCCGGCCTGCGAGGGCGGGCCGAAGTAGTACTCGCCCGTGGTCATCTTGGCGAGCCGCATGGTGATGAAGTCGGCCGGGTTCATCAGCACGGCGGTCGGCTCGAAGAACGCGAGCCGGACGGCGGTGATCGCCCGCAGCAGCGTCTCGAACGCATCGACGGTGAACGCCTGCGTGAGGATGCCGGTCGCGTTCAGGATGCCCTTCAGGTTCGGCGCGGTGCCGTTGCCCGAGAGCAACTGGCTGTTCAGCCGCCGCGCGACGCCCTCGGTGAGCATCCCGTCCACGAGCGTCCGAAGCTGCGGCATGTCCTCCAACGCCTGCTTCGTCGCCGGAATCCAGTGCGCGATCGTCTGCACGGGCGTGGACTCGATCACGAACGTCATGCCGGACTCCGGCTTGGTGCCGCTCGTGCCCGTCGTCGCCGTGGCCTCCGCGACCTCGGCCGCGTTGTTCGCCACGGCCGACTCGCGCACCCATTCGATCACGTTCGAGTCGGTCGCGCCGATCGTGACCAGGCCCGTGATCTGCATGGGGGCCTGCAGCAGCGGGAGGATGCCGGGGAGGCGCTGCGGCCGGAGGAGCTGCGTGCCGGGAGCGCCCTGGCCGGTGAGCAGGGTCTTCACGTTGTCGCGCTCGACCACCTCGACGGGGCCGGTGTGCACGTGCGACTTCTCCATCGAGAGGACGCCGCTCTCGCGGAGCTGCTTGATCTGGTCGCTGTCGGCGAAGCGCTCGCCCGGCGACTTCGACTCCTTCGAGCCGATCGGGAGCAGTTCGCCGTTCGGCCCCCAGATGTAGCTCGGGATGCCATCGACCTTGCCGTTGCCGTTGCCGTTCCCGCCGTTGTCCGAGAACGGCGTCTGGCGCGGCCCGTTCGAGCCGTCCATCTCGACGGCCTTCTCGTAGTCCTTGAACAGGTCGTCGGCCTCCTTGTTCAGGACGGCGTACTCCTTGTGGGCCTCGTGCGCCTTCTCGAACGCCTCGCGGTCCTTCAGCGGATCGACGCCGCTCTCGACCATCGCGTTCCGCAGCTTCTCGAACTCCGCGTACTTGGTCTGCGCCTCAGCCCGCTTCGCCTCCAGCGCCTCCTTGATCTTCTCCTTCAGCATCGAGTGCTCCTTCGGCTAGTGGTCTGAGAACGTGAGCAGGAGTTCCGCCATCTCACGAGGGTACGGCTCGTCCCGGACATCATCAGCGGCCGGGAACATGGCCAGCAGCTCCTCTTTGCTGATCACGCCCTTCCTGATCAGGGCTTCGAGATCGGCCTGCCACGCCGCCTTCGGGGCGCTGATGAGCTGCGTCGCCGGGTTGCAGCCCTTCAGGCACGGCCCTACCTCGTGGATCGGGTAGAGCGAGTGAAGCTCCTGGACGGCGATCTCCTTCCCGTCTACTTCACGGGTGGACTTGACCTCGCCGTCGTCAGGGATGTCGTACGAGAACGAGAACTCGCGGAGCGCGGGCTTGCGACCCTCACGCGACTTCATCGCCGCGTACACCATGTCGGCGTACTGGTGCTTGTCGTCAGCACCGACGAACAGCTCGCCCTTCACGCGAAGCCCCTTGTCCGTCTCGCCCCAGTCGATCGTCTCCCCGATCGGCGGGATGTTCCAGTAGTGCGACCAGACGACAGGCGGCGGGTCGGATTCCTTCACGGCCTTCGAGAACGCGCCCGGCATCACCACGTCCTTCACGTGGTCGATGTTGCCGAACACGCTCACGAGCGCCTCGAACTTGCCCGACCCGGCCTCGCCGATCAGGTCCACCTGCTCGACGGCGAATGACTTCTCCATCTAGCCGGGCAGTTTGCAGGTTGCGGCGGACAGCATCAACCTATCCCCGCGTCCTGTAGGCGCTGCTCCAAGATGCCGATGCGACGTTCGAGCTTTGGTGGCGGCGGTGGGGGAGTGGGAGGGGGACCGCCGCCACCGGCCGCCGCAAGCTCGCGCTCCTGCTCGAAGCGGGCCTGCGCTTCTTCCGCCTGGCGCTCCTGCTCCTGCTCTGCCAGCTTGCGCATCTCTGGTGAGACTGGCTCCATGTTCACCGGGACGTAGATCGCGTCGGCCTGCGGATCGGTGATCGCGTCGTTGTTCTCCAGCCTCCGCAGCTCGTTCGGCGTGTAGACACCGGACTGCAGGAAGCGCTGGTACGCCTGCGAGCGCTGCTCGATGTTCCCGCGCAGAACGGCGTCCATGTCGAACTCGATGAACGCGCCGTCCCAGGCTGGCTCCACGTCCACGAGCTGCGCCATCATCGTGTCCTCGATCAGCTTGCAGATCGGCGCGAGCGTGTCCATGTAGAGCATCCAGTGCTGCTGGTCGATGTTCGAGTAGGTGGCGTGATCTAGGATTCCGACCATCGGAGGTGGGATGTCATAGACCGCGCAGACCTCCTCTCGGGAGAGTTTCCGGTTATCCACGAGCTGGGCTTCCGAAGCGCTGAACGCGAGTGGCTTCCAGTCGAGGCCATTGTCGAGGAGCGCGACCTTGAAGGCGTTTTCTGGTCCGCCGTAGCTCTGCTCAATCTCCTCCCGAAGCTCCTTTCGCTGCTGCCTGGTGAGGTTGCGTTCACTCTTGATAAACGAGGCTGGACGAGCAGCGTTGCCGAAGGAGCTGATCCCATAGCGCTGGGCGGCGTTCTCCTGCGCGAGGGTGGTGGCGAGAGCTTCGAGGGGTGAGACGCCGAACGGCTCGTCGGGGTTCGGGTTGTAGTAGCGGAAGTGCACCACGTCCTCGGCCGTGAAGACCTTGCGCACGCCGTTCAGCCCCGTGTACCTGTACGCCTCAACGGGGTAGTCGCGGCCGGGGATCACCTCGACGCGCGGCCACGGCAGCTCCCACAGCTCGATCGGTGTCTGGCCGTTGCCGCCCCTGAACTTGACGAAGGTGCTGTTGCCGTAGATCGCCAGGTACGAGACGGCCGACTCCACGAGGCAGTACTGGCGGGCGAGCGGCCACGGCCGCCGCAGCAGCTTCGCCAGCGGGAGCGTGCGCTCCTCCGTACGCTCGCCCGTGCCGTCGCTGATCGAGTAGGTCTTCAGCGGCAGGCGGGCGATCGCGCGGGAGAGCTTGTTCACGCACACGTACACCCACGGCTGCGTCCGGTAGAGCCGGTCGTACGTGGCGTTCATCGCCAGCAGGCCCAGGCTGTCGCCCTGCTTCCAGGCCGACTGCCGCGCCGGGTTCTCCCCGGCGAGCGGCCACGACTTCGACGGCAGGACGTTACCGCGTGGCGTTCTCAGGGCTAGCGACGAGCGCGGCATCTACAAGCTCCTGAATCCAGATGATCGACTGCCAAGGGATGATCTGCGTGCCATCGAGGGGAACGTCGTAGTCGTCGGCGCGGATGTAGGTCGCTGCTTCGAGCTGAACCCCGTCAGCGTAGATGCCGCCCAGGACGCCATCCAGTGACGCGCCTGCGGTCATGTGCACGACGACGTGCCTGCGTAGGGCCTGCCTGAAGCGCCTACGGGCGAGCATGGCACCCGGCCGCGCGATCTTCGGCTCGTGCGTTGCCTACGCCGTCGCGGGACGCAGAACGGCTCACGCGACGACCTCGACCCCCGGCGACCCGAGCATGACCTCGCTCATCGCCAGGTGCGTGCACATCAAGGAGGCGATCGCGGCATCGACCGGCCTCGTCGCCTTCTTCTTGGCGATCCGCACGCCGCGCCCTGTGTCCTCGGCGACGGCGGCCATGAAGTGCTTGCGCAGGATCGGGTCGCCGTTGTGGCGCAGCGCCGTGTCCCTGACAACGAGGTTCCACATCGTCTCCGTCGCCGGGATCATGCGCGCGTCGGTCTGCGGCCACTCGACGCAGAGGAAGCCGAGGTCTTCCAACTCCTGCGCCATCTGGTAGAAGCGGTACGGGTCGTAGGCGATGCCCATGACCTCGTAGTACGGCGCGATCTCGTCCAGGATGAAGTTCTTCACGAGCTTCAGCGGCAGGTCGTTGCGCAGCTCGGTGTGGCACGGGGGCACGTACTTCGCACGGTCGCGCACGACGCCCCACACGTGCGAGCGCAGCGTGACCAGCCTCGTCGCCGGATCGTCCTCCTCGTCGCCGTGCACGTGCACCCGGAGCTGCCGTGGGGCACGCTCGGCCTCGAGCCCGGGCCGGTCAACGCGTCGTGCGACACGGTCGAGATCCTCGTCACCGGCGCGGCGACCCATGCGGCCTACCCGCACCGCGGCCGCGACCCGGTGCTCGCCATCGCCGCGATCGTGACGGCGCTGCACGCGCAGGTCGGCCGCCGCGTCGATCCCGTGGCCGGCGCCGTCGTCACCGTCGGCGAGCTGCGCGCCGGCAACGCGGAGAACGCCATCCCCGAGCGAGCCACAGCGCGAGCCACCCTGCGCGCGCTGCGCCCGGACGCGCGCGACACGCTGCGCGAGCTCGTCGCCGAAGTGGTGGCGGGGACCGCCGCGGCGCACGGCTGTGAAGGCACGACGACGCTGGTGGAGGGAGAGCCGGTGCTCATCAACGACGCCGAGCTCGCCGCGCGCGGGCGGCGAGCGGCCGCCGAGCTGGGCCTGGTGATCGCGCCGACGTGGCGCTCGTGCGGCGCTGATGACTTCGCGTTCTTCGCCGCTGTCGGGCCGGTCGCGATGGGATTCGTCGGGCTCGACGGGGCGCCCGGCTTCGCCACGCGGCCACTGCACCACCCCGAGTTCCTGCCACCGGACGCGGCAGTCGGGGCCGTGGCGCGGGCGCAGACCGCGCTGTACCTCGCCGCCGCCGAGCGCGATGACGCCTGACCGCGACCAGCAGGCGACGCCGTACCTCGACGCCCTCGTCGCCCACGCCGACGCGGTGCCGGGCCGGTACAACGTCCCGACGCACAAGGGTGGCGCGCTCGCGTCGCCGCGGCTGCTCGGAGCGCTGGGAGAGCGCGCGCTGGAGATGGACATCCCGCCACTCGTCGCGGGGATCGACGCCGGCGCGGACCCCACGCCGTTCGAGGAGGCCCAGCGGCTCGCCGCGAGCGCGTGGGGCGCGCAGCGCACCTGGTTCCTCGTCAACGGCGCCTCCCATGCCAACCACGCGGCGTGTGTGGCGCTCGCCCGTCGCGGCGCGGAGGTCGTCGTCCAGCGCAACGTC